ATAGCCTGCAAATATTTCCTGACTTCCAGTAAACGACCTTTGCTCTCTTCTACCGCTCACATCTTTTACAATAGCAAAAATTCCTGATTTTTTTTCAAATCCAAACTTTTTGTTGGCTTGTCTTTTAGCTGAAACAATATCTGTCCCTTGACTTGTTGCCCATTTTACGTAGGCTTGTTTTCTTTTACCAATCGGAAGTTTATCGTCATTAAAATTTATGTATTTCATATTTTATTATTTTTAAATAACAGCTTACAACACGTTCATAAGTACTCTGATTCGTAATCCCCGCCTTCAACCATTCGTTGATTACAATATACGAAACATCTTGATACTTGCAAACAATTATCAAGTTTATTTTCATTTGGCACAAAAAAAGTACTGCCGTTAGGACCGACAGCCCCTTTAATGTTACAATCCAGATCCATTTTCAAAGGCCTTGTGCCCTTTCTCCGTAATTTTTCATATTTTATTGTGTATTTTATTGTAACCGTTGCGTATTTTTTACGTAACTTTGGCATTAACAAATTATTACAAATAAATACACAATTATGGCAGGACGTGGTGATGCAAACCAAAAGAGGGAGTTAATGAGAGCGTTGAGGGATAAACTACCCACTTCGTATGGCTGGGCTGTCGATGTTGCTAAGATTCACGGTGCGGGAATTTCTAGCAACAGCATTAATGCTATGTGCAGCGGGAATAGGTATCCTACAGATAGGGCGATTGAATCTCTTCGGGAATACGTAGAATTAGTAACAAGTACAAAATTAGTAATAACCGAGGTGACGGTTACATGACGGTAGTATGACGGTCAAGGCTTTAGACCGTCGTGGTTGTAACTTACTTATTATTAGTTAGTTATATATCTATTTTCTTGTAAAAGGACGGTAAGACGGTCTATTTAGGGTTACAGAGAAAATAAAACACAAAAGATAAAACAAAAAAAAATAACTGCGAATAAGGGAGGGGTTGACCGTCATTAGGCTTTTTCCTTCATAACTCGCTAATAACAAGGTTTTTAACAACATGACGGTCAGACGGTCAACCGTCATTTATTCGTCATTCAAACGTCTTTTTTATGAATATTACCATTTTCAAAAATATATTGGCTACTTCGGCGGGGTTTGACCGTCATGTGGCAACGGCAGTTGAGCGAATCCGGAGCGGTCACAGTCATATTGCAATTGAGCAGATAAGAAAAGAGCAGGATAAGGAGAAGCGAAACAATCTAAAAAAGATGCTCCCGTCTATTTGCTTTAGCGGAACGTTCAAAAATAGATCGGCTTCGGGGTTGAAAGTTCACAGCGGATTAATCTGTCTGGACTTCGATAAGATACCTAATAACGAAGAGTTGAAAGCTGTACGCGATTCGCTTGAAGCAGACCAACACACGATGTTATTATTTTCTTCACCCTCCGGTAATGGCTTCAAGTGCATCGTTCGCATCCCGGCTGATACTAACACACACAAACGTTTTTTTGACGGATTGAAAGACTATTACAATTCGCCTTATTTTGACATCAGTACCTCAGACGTTTCACGGGTTTGTTTTGAAAGCAGCGACCCAGACATTTACGTGAATTACGAATCGAAGTTGTTTGATAACCTTCCAGAACCTGAATTGCAAGATTTAGGTACTATCGAAGTAATTATTCCCGAAACTTCTCATTACGCGATTATCGAAAATCTGCGTAAGTGGTGGGAGCGTAAATTTGGTTTTGTTCCGGGAAAACGAAACGACAACCTTATTAAGTTGGCATTTGCGTTCAATGAATTTGGTATTCCAAAGGCCGATGCCGATGAGTTTTTTGCACAGTTCGTGAGTGGAACGTTTACTCGAAGTGAAGTGGATACAATTGTCAAATCTGCTTATTCTCGCGAAGCTGACCACAATACGAAACAATTCGAGAACAAGACCATTCGGGAACGCATTCAAAAAGATATTGTGAATGGCAAAAACTCCCGCCAAATCAGTCGCAAATATAAAAACATCGAAGGTATTGACGATGCTATTGAAGAAATCAAAGATACTCTCAGTGTTGATGAATTTTGGAGTATCGACAAGAACGGAAGATACCATCTTGTGCATCACAAATTCAAAGCTTACTTGCAATCGAATCAGATATTCAAGTATTACCCCAATGAAACATCTTTTGTATTTGTAAAAATTGTCGAAAATAAAGTTTCAATTCTCAAAGAAGAGCAGATTAAAGACTTTGTTTTGAACGACCTGCACACCCGCGATAATATCGGTTTTCAGCCTTACGAATTAATGGCGGGGGCAACGAAATACTTCAAAGGTGACTACCTAAGTTTCTTGGATAATGTTGATTTGAACCTAAAATCTGACACGCAGGAATTTTGTTATCTGTACTATCAAAATTGTGTCCTCGAAATATCTAAGAAAACCGTCAAACGAATCGAGTACATTGACTTAGACGGCTACGTTTGGGAGAAGCAAATAATTGACCGCCCTTTTGAATTAGCAGACTACAAAAATGGTATGTATCGAAAGTTCATATTCTTAGTAGCGAATAAAGAAAAAGAGCGTTACGAGTCGATTAAATCAGTATTGGGTTATCTGATGCATTCTTTTAAGACCAGTGCTGACAACAAAGCTATTGTTTTCAACGACGAGGTAATTAGTGAAAATCCAAACGGCGGCAGCGGCAAGGGCTTAATTGTTCAGGGGCTAACAAAGGTAAAAAAGGTGGGGGTTTTGGACGGGAAGCAATTTGACTTTGATAAGTCATTTACCTATCAGACCGTTGATATTGATACGCAAGTTTTAGTCTACGACGATGTAAAAAAGAACTTCGATTTTGAACGTTTGTTTTCGGTCATTACTGAGGGGATTACAATTGAGCGAAAGAACAAAGATGCAACCCGCTTGGGCATTGCTAAATCACCCAAAGTACTAATCACTACCAACTATACTATCGGGGGCGTAGGCGGCTCGTTTGAGCGTCGAAAATTCGAGGTTGAACTAAGTAGCTATTTTGGTTCACACCACTCGCCGATTGACGAATTTGGTTGTATGCTTTTCGACGATTGGTCTAGCGATGAATGGTTGTATTTTGACAATTTCATGATCCAATGTTTGCAGTACTTTTTGAGCTACGGACTTAGCCAAACTAACTACAAAAATCTACATACTCGAAAATTTATCAAGGAAACATCTTTTGAGTTTTTTGAGTGGACAAATGACGAACCACTTACTCAAAATGCACGCACGTACAATAAGGTATGTTTTGAAGGATTTTCGGAGGAATACCCTGACGTAAAAAAGTGGTTAACGAATAAGAAGTTTTCGCTTTGGATAGAGGGATATGCGAGGTTCCACAAACTCGAACTCCAGAGGGGCAAAGACTCCGTAGGTAGATTTTTCACGATTAAAAATATAGAAACCGAAGTACCATTTTAAATTATGACACTACAATTCAGAGAATATCAAAAAGACATCGCCGAACGAGCAGCTTACAAAATCATTGAGAAAGGGATGGTCTATCTAGCGATGCAAGTAAGAACGGGCAAAACCCTTACCGCTCTTCTTACTTGCGAGTTGCTTGAGAAGAAGTCGGTATTATTCATTACAAAAAAGAAAGCTATTAGTTCGGTGCAGTACGATTACGCACTAATGACCCCCGCATTCAGTATCGAGGTAATTAACTATGAATCTTTGCACAAAGTAGAAGGCAATTTTGATATAGTAATTTGTGACGAACACCACAGAAACGGTGCGTTCCCGAAACCGAACGTTTCAGCGGTCGAGATTAAGAAGCGGTGGGCCCACTTGCCGCAAATATATCTATCCGGTACGCCAACGCCCGAAAGTTTCAGTCAATTCTATCACCAGTTTTGGGTGTCGAATTTCAGTCCATTCGCTGATTACAAGACGTTTTATAAGTGGGCAAAAGATTTCGTCAACATCACAAAAAAGAATTTCGGCTACGGAGATGTAAGTGATTACTCCCAAGCTGATGAACAAAAAATCAATCGCTTTCTGGAAGGGTACATAATTGATTTTACGCAGGAAGAGGCGGGGTTCAAGTCGAAGGTTACAGAAAAAGTGATTGAAGTTCAAATGAAACCGTTCACGTATGCCATCGCAAAAGACTTGGCAACGCACGGTATTTATCGGGGGAAAACTGACACAATCTTGGCAGATACCGCCGTGAAGCAACAAAGCAAAATTCAACAAGTTTTTTCAGGAACGTGTATCGGTGAAAGTGGTAATGCTATCATTTTTGACCTTACAAAAGCTGAATACATAGCTAACAATTTTCCTAAAAAACGTCTGGGGATTTTTTATAAATTCAAAGCTGAACTTGATGCCCTCAAGCAGGTATTAGGCTACAAGTTGACTACTGAATTAGATGCCTTCAACATGGAGGGGTTTCAGTATATCGCCTTGCAAATCCAAGCAGGGCGGGAAGGAATAAGCTTACGTCAGGCTGATTATTTGGTGTACTATAACATAGACCACTCAGCGGTTAGCTATTGGCAAAGTCGTGACAGACTGACAACCAAAGAACGCACCGAAAATACTGTTTTTTGGCTGTTTGCGAAAGGTGGTATTGAGTCGAAAATATACAATCAAGTAATGAAAAAAAAGAACTACACACTAACACATTTCAAAAATGATTTCGGAACAAAAAATACAAAGCAAAATAATCAAACGATACGAGAAGCTAGGTTGGTACGTGCTGAAAATCTCCAAAGCTAACAAAAACGGTGTGCCTGACTTGATTTGCCTAAAACCGAACGATGTTCTTTTTATTGAGGTCAAAAAGCCTACTGGCGTACTTAGCAAGATTCAAGAATATAGAATAGATGAATTATCAAAATTAAATTTCAACGTTTTAATCTCAACAGAATGACACCACCCGAACTAAGGAAGTTACTAAAAGATATGAACCTAACACAGGCCGCACTAACTGATTTTTTGATATAAAATAAGTTTTACGTGTACACTAATCAGCAATACTCACAACCAATTATATCAAAACTCCTCAGGGCTGACTTTCTTACTGAAAGATTTAGGAATCACGTTCGGGTTGCATTGCAGCAGTACGTTGACCTTTTATAAAAATTAACAAACGAAATATGAAAACATACAAAGTAGCCTATTCAATTAAATATTTCGGGAACCGTGAGGTCATAAGCGAATCTTACGAGTGCGACGGGTTAAGTATGTCAGAGGTGAAAAATACGTTTTTCATTGATGCGAAGTACTACCTCGTACAAGATAATAGACATCAGAATATCGAATCTATCACATTTTTAAAAATTCAAGGAGCATGAATGAAATATTAACACTAATAGGGCTTGTTATCGGCTGTTTCGCCCTGCTAAAATACTTGCCGAAATGGTTCAAAAATATAGACCTAAACAACAAAATTGGAAAGCGATGAATAACTTTTAGTATAAGAGCCGTTTTTTCAATGGCTTTTATACATTGTTAGGCACTTTTAAAAAAGATGAATTATGCACAGAAGTAACATAGAAACACATAACCTTGACTGTTTGCCGTTTATGAAGCAATGCAGGGATAATCAATTTGATTTGGCAATAGTTGACCCGCCCTATGGTATTGCGAGGGCAGGACAAGAAGAAACATTTACTAAAAACCCTAAACACAAAAGGAAGCATCACGAAAACAAAGGGTGGGATAATGCGATACCTACTGATGAATATTTTAGAGAACTTGAAAGAATATCTAAAAATCAAATTGTTTGGGGTGCTAATTATTTTGTTGCCCATTTGAATAAAGGAACAATGGGATGGATAGTTTGGGATAAAGGACAACACGGTTTGAGTATGAGTGATTGCGAGCTTGCATACAGTAGCTTTAATAAAGCAACAAGGGTTTTTACTTTTAATAGGGGTTTGATAGCACAGAAGGGCGGAAGCATACACCCAACTCAAAAGCCTGTTGAACTTTACAGACACCTACTAAATGAATATGCAGAAAAAGGCAACAAAATATTTGATTCGCATTTAGGAAGTGGAAGCATTGCTATTGCTTGTGATGACTTGGGGTTTGATTTAACCGCTTGTGAAATTGATAAGGATTATTTTGATAAGGCAAACAAAAGGCTCGAACCTTATAGAAAGCAACGAACCCTTTTTTAATTGTGCCTAACGGAAATAATATAATTTCGTGCTTTTTAGCATGAATTATATTTAGTGTTGTATGTCTGGTGCGACTTTAAAGCACAAAAGTTTCAATTAATAACAAAACAAATAATTAAATATTTTAAGCGATGGAAAAAAATAATTTTAGATTCTGGAATAAAACAAAACGCCAATTTACAGACACTTATACTATGAAGTTTTTAAAAAACGGGGACATAAGCAACCAAAATAGTGAGATAGATATAAGTCAATGTTCTGGATTAAGAGATACAAGAAATGTATATATCTTTGAAGGAGATATAATATTAGATTTTAGGAAACACTCATCTGTTTTGCAATTTTGGCATTGCAGTTTTAATAATGGTTCTTTTATCTTTAAGAACGGTACAAAAGTAATGCAAGATGTAGATACAACAAGTTTTGAAGTCGTTGGAAATATATACCAAAATAAAGAAAAACACAAAGATATTAATTATTATATGAATTATTAAATTATTAAATTATGAAAACAGCAGTGGAATATATAGAGGAACAATTAGAAGCATCTTATAAAGATGCTTTTAATGACTTATTCGAGGTGATATTAGTGGCAAAACAAATGGAGAAAAAACAAATGGAAAGTTCTATTGAAGATGGTTATGCAGGGTGTTGTAATAAAAAGATAAAAGTTAAATTGAAAGGTAACTTTTTGGAGAAACAATAAAACATATTTTTTATAACGACCTTGATATATTGACTGAAAAATTAAAACGGCTTATAAAAGTAAAAATTAATTTATTTTAAAAAAAGCGTTGGCAAAAATATTTAATTATGGTATTTGAAATACAAACTTTCAATTTAGCACAGATTAAGCACTTGCATACAACACCAAGCTATCCGGCGTTCGCAGAATGGCGTTATAGCGGCTGTTATCTTATGTTTCGCCCTGCTGAAATCAAATAAGTATTCAAAAACATAGACCTTAAAACAAAATAAAGAAATGACAGACGACAAGACTACCGCATGGCAAATGATGAATTTGCAAGAAACGCAGAACGCCATTGAAAACAAAATTTTCATGGAGCATAAGGCCAAAAACCGCAAAGCGATGGAAACGGGAACGGACAAGATTATAAAAATGGTATCACAACTCACCAAGTATAACGATTTTCCCGACCACGCACTTGATGATTTTCGTAAATACAAACAACATACGGAACGAATCCACCGTCATTTTGAAACGTACCTATTGAACGATGCAAGAGAAAAAAGGGAAGTGCTGAAAGCGGTAAAAGATATGTGTTCGGGCGTTAGCTTTCAAGTGATACATAGCGAAGAACACAAAGCAAATGAACATTTGGAAATGTCAACTTTTGACGAAATGAGGAAAATTACTTTCACTGTTCAACGCTTGTTTTTTGCCCTAATGGATTTACGAAGTTGCGATGAACAACCTAAACTCAAATTTCAGGCAGGATTTGACAAATTATTGAAAGCGAATAAATTATAGTGACTTTTTTTGTTCAAAAACTATTTCATAAATAATTGTAATAGTTACGTATTTATTAGTATATTTGTAACACAATCAAACACCAGAACAATGAACAGAACAGCACTTTATTTACTCGCACTTTGTGAGTCCGAAATCTTTCATAGCGGTTTAGACCTTATCGCTATGATTCACAAAAATAAGGTTCACGTTTTTCACAACATCAACCACGAAAACCGGGTGTTAGAACCTGAAACCGTTAATAGCTTTCAAGACGTGATTGACTTCATGGATAAGGCGAACAACGAACTGTCTTCTATTCCAGACCGCGAAGGCGAAGCGGTTGACAATCGCCGCAAAGAATCAAGAGAACTTCAATTAGCATAACAAAAAACGCCCCGCGAGCAGAACAATGCAAGCGGGGCTTAACCAAAACAGAACAATGACAAAGATACAAGAAAACATCGAAGAAACAATCACTCGCATTAAGTCGGCCGCCGCTGCTGCCATAGAAAACAATAAAATTGAAACACTAAAGGACAAGATCAATGGCATTACGCAAACGTTCAAAGAGTCGCTGTTGAGCGGCAACTTCACATTCACCAAAGATGATAAGCAGACGGTAATATTAACCGTTCTTGGCTACCAATTTGAAGTGTGGATAGCTAACGGAGGGGCTGAGATACGCCGCGAAGTTTTCGGAGGGCAATCGTTCATGGCGATTGAATTGAACGACTCAGAGCAAGTGATTCTACGGGCCTTGATAATGCCCTTTGTTCAAGCGAAAAAGAAGTGCAACAACTGCTCAACCTGCTGTTGCTCATGAAAAACCTAAAAACATACATAATAGCAATGTGCTACGGCTTCGCGTTAATCGCGTTCTGGTGCTTTTGTTAATCAAATAATTTTCAATTAATAAACAAATAGAACAAATGTCAAGAGCAGACGAATTTAAATCAAGCGTTGGTTCAAACCCCGCAACCGCTTCTTTAGAGTGGAAATCAGAAAAGAAAGCATTCGTATTTTACGATAAGGCAAAAAAAGAAGACGCAATCGTTCCACTACCCTTCAAATTTGTGGTACTCAAAGAGTTTTCAACCGTTAAGGGGTATCACGAATTATCGAACAGCGGCATTTACGCGAACGAAATAACGTTCATGAGCAAAGAGCAGTTAATCGTAAAGTCGTACAAAGGGGGCAAGATAGCAACCGGACTCTGGAGCGACATCAAGCAAGTAGTAGATACGGCAGGTGGTAAGTATTACAAATCCATCTATGTTATGACCGAAAAGGGAACAGTTGTTAATATTTCACTCAAAGGTGCGTGTGTAAGTGCGTGGTTTGAGTTTACTAATGATAACCGAAACCGCCTCGCGGATGAATGGGTAACAGTAGATAGTTTTATTGATGCAAAGAAAGGACGTATAGACTATACCGTTCCTACGTTCAAAATGGCAACATCGCTATCAGCTGTAAGTGCGGGTCTGGCAGACGAAGCGTATGCAATCGTTAAGAAATATGCAGAGAACGGCGGCAATGATTCTGAGCGTGAATCTTCTTTGAGGGTTGAAAAAGAAATGGCTTCTTCTGACGACGCTTTACCCTTTTGATGATGGATATTAAACGCATATTAGCAAGTTCTCTGAGTGAAATCAGGGAGCTTGCTTTCTCAACCGCAGAGCATGACGTTAGTAAAGAGAACGTTGCTGACTTATTAATTGACATCAAGAAGCTATCAACTTACATAGATTTTTACTCGTCTGTTTTGAAAGATGCTGCACCGTCAGAACTCGAAAAAGAAACCGAACGCAACGGGTTCAAAATATCCGTCGGTGGTGGTGGGCGATGGGACTACAAAGGCTGCGGGGACCCGCTCCTTGATGGACTTGTACAGCAAGTAAAGAACAGAGAAAGTCACCTACGGAGTCAGAAGGGGCGTGAAGAAATCACGGATGAATGGACGGGAGAAATTGTAAAAGTCTTTCCTGCGGCATATAGAAGTTTTGACAGAATCACAATAACCGAAATAAAATGAAAAACGAAAACGGAGAAGAAGAGTTTTACGATACCGCAACTGACCTGCAACACTTGGCATTTTTGTCATTTCTGGTGTTTATGCTCCTCCTGATTGGAGGCGTAGTTCTGCAAGTGGCGGGGTTTTTTGACTGGCTAGATGCGTTCTAACGAATATGAATATGTGCCGTTTGAGGTACGAAACGGATTAAATCAAATACAAAATGAAACAAACATTAAGAGAAAGATTAGAAAGTGAAATAGGTAAAATTGATGCAAGATGTGAACAATTACTAAAACACTTTAGAGAATATAAAGAAGAAAACCAATTAGAAGAAGCTATAAAAAGCGATATAAAATGGAGACAGTTAAGAATGATTTCTCAGTCTCTAAAAAAGCTATTGGTTTAGCATTACCCATAACGCTTCGGGTATGGTTAGTTGAAAACCAACGCTCCCCCCAATTCACGAAATAACAAATATGATTAAAAATTCAGAAATTATGATAAGCGAAAAAGAATATAAAGAAGCAAAAAGGGTAGTAGATAATTACAATAAACAGCAATTAAATATACCCCTTACTATGATTAGTTTAAGCGATTTAAGAGAAAAGTATAATAAATGCTATGACGAAATGATACGTTGTAAAAAGGGCAAAATGATGGTATGGTACTACGCTGAAAAAAAGAAGCTAACTGAATTACGAAACGAATTAAATAAACGTAAAACAAATTAGCACCTTACAGAAGTAATGAAAGTAACATAATAAAGATTATATGTTACCTTAAACGTTTAAAGTAACATAAGAATCAAAATACTTTGGAATGCGGCAGGCTATGCGTCGTGAGGCACGAATGGCCTCACCGCTCCCACCAATTCACAAAAGTTGAATCGTCTTTGAATATTTTTTTTCTGATTATCAACAAATCAACCTTATCCATATCTACTAATCTTTTGTTCTGTTGGACCGCCGATTGCAACTTGCTTTCGGTGGTTTTTTTTTGCCCGTTGATGGTCTGAATAATCAATTGCAATTCGCTTATCTGACCCGTTGCAATTGTCAAGTTTTGGCCCGACTCGATTGCGGCGGTTGTAAGACTATCAATCGAAATAATCAGCGGCTTAGTGGCTTGTTCCACCTTCACAACAACAACGGGATTCACGTACTTATTATAGTGCCAATCTATCAATACGCTACGTAGGAAGAAGAACACAGCAACAGCCACAGCCAACCCGATTAAGGTTCGACCAAAACTTGTTATTCGAGAGAGATTACTTAGTAGTTTTATCATTGCGAATCATGTTAAGTAGTTGATTGTAATTTGACGAATCGAGTAAATTATCCTCGATTGACTCATTATTTGGAGCCTTCCCGCTTGCAATTAGGTTGCCCAACCGCACCGTTTTTGTTGCGATGAAAACCATTATCACTTGTTCGGGCGTTAATCCCGTAATCTGAGCAACTAACTTGAAGTTACTTAGTCGGTCTTCGTTGGCGTAGTCATTGCCCTTTTTCAACATTATATCTGCTTGCTTTTCGGCAAATTCGTTGAACTCTTGAATCTGTTCTTGTAGTTTCATATTTTCTTATAGTCAAAATAAATGTTACCTCTTTCTTCTTGTGTGTCTTGCTTGTGAACTATTCGCCACGTAAAACCAGCGGGAGCATTATTTGCATAATTATGTTGGCAGTAACTCGAAGCCGGGGCGAAACTCATGAAGTTGTTGTACGTAAGTGACTTAATCGTTTCGCTCCCAAGTTGATGCAAATCGCCTTTATCTAGGTGGATTCTATCATACTTTTGATTCAGTCCGTAGTGGTCAATGTAAGATTTCAAATAGTTAATAGATTTGTCGTTCAAATAGAACGGCAATCCAAACTTTCTATCGCTTTCATCCTTACCATGCGTTAACAGAAACGCGTGCTTGCCCCAAAATCGTTGCTCGATGAACTTGTGCAAAATGTCCACTTCAACTAATTCTTTTTGATAAGTTGCTTCAATAGCTTTTTTAACGCCAAGATTGACAATCTTACCAAAATCGCCTGAATGATTATCGTTACCCACTTTGCGAAGTATTACCTTCTTTGCAATGCCATTGTCAATGCACTTGTGTAATAGTTCAATTTTCGTATCCATGACGACCTCGGCAACTTCAAAGTTTGTGGCGTTCTGCGGCAACTTATGCCCCCCACGGGTCGTATAACCATGCCACCCGTCTTGTTCATCTCCTAAGTTATCTAAGCAAAGAACGTCAAACGCCCCTCGGTTATCATCGTACTTTTTGCAGATAGTTGCCCAAACCTCTTCGTACTTATCTCTGTACACCTGCGGCGTGTATTCGTACTCGAATAGACCCAATCCGTGTGGGTTTGGGTTCATCCCTACATGATCGTCGGTAGTCGTGACGATTAACATTTTTTCAAACGAATCTTTGATTATTGGGGCTTTCTTGAAAATCTTAGTCTGATATTTCTTTAAGATTTTTTCGAATGATTCAGTTACATCTTGAATATTATCGGCAGAGTAATAAGGGTTTTTGAAGTGGGCAGAAATCTCTTTATGTTTTATCCATCCGTGGTCGGCGGTTTCTTTTTTTAGTCCGATTTTTGCAAACGCCTCTAAGATTCCTGCGTTACCCGTTTCATCCGACTTACTTGCAAAATATTCGGCCTTCGCCTTTAGGATTGCCGAACTATTTGTGTAACCGTATTTCTCAGCAAGAGTCTGAGCAAAACCCCGCTCATTAATTTCTTCGCTTGTCATGCTGTCGAACTCTTGAAAAACCTGCTTGCGTCTTGTCATTTTTTGTGGTTTAGGTACATCAATTCAGTAACCTCTTCGTTCGCTTTCATATTCAATCGTCTGCGGATTGCCTTAACCGTTGCTAGGGCGACAGCTTTGCTCACCCCGTATTTGTATCGAAGTACTCGGATAATGGGGTAGGTCACTTGATAATATCGTTTACTTTCTCTTCAACCTTGCCAATCACCTTGGCCAAAAATTCGGGTACGTGCGTGTTACTTTCCTTCAAGTTTTCGAGGACGCTTTTGATTTCAAAAATACCGAGCATAACGAAGGTTAGAATAACCAGTAAATTCAAATAATATTCTGGAAATATCATCGTTCCGTCACGCAGGGATGCCAAAAACAACATTATCACCATCAGACTGATGGTGATAATTAAAATGAAATAACCTATACATTTTGCTATCAGTTTTTCTTTCAAAACTCTCAAGCTGTACTGTCCTTTCTTTTTCGACAACCGTACACCGCTCCACGTATTGACCGCAATAATCAAGATTAAAACGATGAACAGTAAGGCGTTTACTTGCCAACTTTGGGTCAGGAATTTGATTAGTGTTGCAATCAACATTGCAAATCCAAATTCTTCAATTCTGACCGTTTTGAGGTGCGTTTGTAGCGAGTTAAACGCTGTGCTGACGAATATTAACATTGTGTTTTCTTTGGTTTATGTATTTCAATATTTTGTGTAAACTGTTCGACCTGAACTGTTCTTTGTTGCTCGTAACGCTTCTCTTCGATTACTCACCTGACTAAAACTGATATGAACCCATGACCCAAACTCTTCAATAATTTGGTCAAAGGGGATATTGAAGCGAATGGCGAAGTCAACTATTTCGTCTGTCGTTAGTCCATGTATCCTAATATCTGCCGCTTCGCCTCCTACGTGTTGGCTGTTTTTAGCCCCCCTGACACGCTTGTTTAATCTTTCACAACGATACCCCGAAGTAACCGTTATAGGCTTGCTTAGTGCCGTTCTCATTGGCTGCAAAACGCTTTCGATTAGGCACGTAAGATTTGTTATTACGTGTAATGGTGGCTCGAATTGTTCGGTGTAATTTAATCGCCTTGCGGTAGGTGATTCAATCATTTCGAGAAGGCTAAAATTCTGGGATAGTTTCATTTTGTGTCAAGTAATTCTATGGCTAATTCATTACCCTTTGTATCTGACAAAATCAACCCGTTAATTTGCTTATCAAATGCTTGGTTTACTGCGGCAGTAATATCGGCGGGAGTCAAACCCTTACTTAGTGCGTTTATTTTTGTGTGTGTTATTTCCTGCCCCTGCAAAATTTCGTCCATCGCACCTAAAAGATTATTGAACTCTTCCAATTTTGACAAAAGAATCACGTACCGTTTGTCTTGCTCAGTTTTGAGTGCTTCAAATAGGGCGTTTACGTTCACTACGTTCATTTTCACCGCCGACAAATAATCGTCAAGCGGGGGTGAAACGTCCGAACCGCTGACCCGTATTTTGCTTAGTTTTACGGCAAAGTAAACTATGCCGCTGAATAGAATTATATTTGATATAGCTAAGAATGTTATCATGTTGTTTTTATTTTAGTTGTAGCACGGAAAACCGTTTAATTTGTATGCAAAATCACGTATTTCGGAGATTGACCCCATTACGATATAATATTTGTCTTCGATTGATTCAGTAGGGTAGACGGTAGGTCGGTCACGGTTCGGAAAGTAATATATCACGTTTCCACCCGCACCCAATTGGTCTTCTTGTTGCACAGAAGCACGATAGGAGTCCTCTCTATTCCATACAATTCCAATACCTTCCGTACCTGCCGCATTGAATAATGCAACCCATTTTTCGGTGGCAATTACGCTTGTGATTTCAGACAAAACTGGGTCGGATTGGTTAGGTAATCCGTCCATGTCAATCGTAGTCAAATCGCCGTTATTGAATGGCGTAGTGCCTGAATAATACTTAGCATATCTGTATTCAGTATTGAAGAAACCAAACGGATTTATTTGAGCAAATTGTAACCCATTCAAGTAGGTTAGATTAAGGTTAATTTTGTAGGTAATTTCAAACGCATTGTCAGCAACTGCTCTAATTTTTTGTTCGTTGGTCGCGTCGGCAAAAACTTTGTCATTATTCAATGCAAACGCGTATTGATAGAGATTTGCCTGAGTTGTAAGTAGCTTTGTTGTATTATTCCACTCCTTGAAAAACGGTACGCCACCGAAATTGAAACCACCAGACCGTCCGCTTAATTCAAATTCATATACGCCTTGTGGCAATCCGTTCCACGCTCGCGTAGGTTCGGTGGTGGTGTACCCTCTGCCACTTTGACCATCTACGCCTCGAAAAATGGTCTGAATTTCAGACGGTTCACCGATATACGGGTCATATATTCCAAATTGCATCCCTGAGTCGCGTTGTAGACTTCGGCTTCTTGTTTCACTTTTTTTGCCTATCCAGTCAGGGGTAGCACCCATTAAGTTAGCCAACGCAATCTTATAAGTTGCTGTTTCGATAACGTCGTAGGATGTGTTATATGGCGTTACGGACAGACCTTGCGATGCGATATTTACGCCCGTGATGTAATTGGCTGCGTAACTTGGTAGGATAACATTATCCCGATAAGCGAAGCAGTTACCCGTACCACCGCTGTTTTTTGTAATATTTGTTTTTGGGGGTAATCGAGAACTACCATCTTCGGGGATTGGATTGTTGTTATCAAACTCCAATTCTGTTTTTGTTCCCGCAAAAGTTACCTTGACGGGTTGCCCGTTGCCGTTCTGCCACCAATAGAGGTGTTCTAGGTCGAATCTAAAATTATAGAGTCCATTATTTGTTAGGTTATCGTTCGGGAATGCCTCAACCACATCGTTGGCAATATAACCCGCTTTGACGGTCATGACTTTGAAATTTCCAATGTACAAATCCAAATCAACTGGCGTATTTGGGGCGGCTGAATTGTACGCCCAACAAATTATGTTAGGGTTTTCGGAATCGTTCACGAATCGAACGCGACCTTTGAATGTACTTGCCGCAGTTGGTAACGAGTTATCGAACGGTGTACACGTAGCACAATCCGTAACTACAACCTGATTGATTTTCTGGTAGGCTTCACCCGCCAATTCGTAACCGTCGGGAGCGGAGAAGTTCGGCGTAAGCTCTAACCCGCCCGTTCCAGTAACTTGATTTGAAAGCTGAGAAGAACACCGACTGTCTAGTATTTTTTCGTAGCTTATATTCTGATTCGTTGTTGTCAAGAAGTTAATACCTCGCGGCTGGAATACATCGCGTGACGAAACGGGGTCAACCTCTTGTACTACCCACCACGCATCGTTGAACCGCCTTATTTTTGTTGGCTTGTTTGCAACCGTCCAGATTCCCACGGTTAATCCGTCGAAAAGTCCGCAATCAAAAAAGTTATAAGTGCTGAAATTAGCGGGTAATTGAACGCTTGCCAAGTCGTTGAAAATGTTACCCTGCCGGAATGCAAATGGGTTTATGTTTCCCTCGTTGTCCGACGTAAGATAATAGAACTTTTGCGTTCCGTTTATGTATTTTTTAGTGACCAACGTGCCGAACTTTCCGCTATTTTCGGCAATCGTTAGCGGGTCAACCGGATTTACGGCCCTGAATATTTGAGCGTGAGCGGCAAAAGAGAGTAGGAAGAATAAGAGTATTTTTTTCATTTGATAAATCCGTTATTAACTAGATGAATAGCAAGGTTTGATTCAGTTGCTGTTTTTTCACTCTCGCCGTTTGTGAAAGTGAGGCTTGTCAGGGTGTTGTCTACCGTTTTGAATAGGTCTAATGCAAGCGGGGTGAACTCAAAAGTTTCCTCAAAAAAAGATTCAATCCCCGCTTCTTTGTCGCTTGCTTCGATTTTTTGCAAATCTTGGAGTTCGTCACTAATCAACTCAATTGACTTTGACAATTGCAATAACTTTGCTTTGCCTATGAACTCTACGGATTTGCCGTTTACTAATGCCATTATCGCGGCGTGTGTACCTATCGCTTCTCTATTCGTCATATATAGTGTTTTCTAATATGTTAATATTGTGCAATATAACGATATTAAATTGAAAAATTTTAGTTAATTTTCACCCATTGGAATCTGGTGTTGGGGTTCTGGGTTGTTCCAATATTAACCTTTTCAATTGCATACCTCGAACCATACGCATCACTTAAGTTTGCGTTTGGAACGGTGACGGATAGATAGGGGGCATCCAAGTTGATTGTGTTAGCTTTCAATCGCAAATCAGTCGGCGTTTCAAGTAGCATATTAGAACCGATGCTCTTGATATTAACCGCTAATGATCCAATCAAATCCAAACCCCGCAAAGACTTAACTTCAAACTTATCAGCGTTCGTTGCTTGATAGAATACGAAGGAAGCCTGAGCAACACCGCTGCTATTCTCGAACGATAACCCAGTCAAGTTTGCATCAGATACGTTTTTCAGAATTATGTCATTTGTGGTTCTTGCTCCTTCATTTGTTACCGATTGCAAATTGGGCGTAGCACTACCGCCTAACCCTGCCAAATCAGACATTAGAGCGTAGTTTTCGACGTTTTGCCCGTTTGCCCGATACCTTAATCTTTGCGTGTCTGATACCAATGCGAAGTCGTAGGCCGCAACGTTCGTTGCTGTTCCTTCGTTGTACTTAATTCTAATTCGTGTTAACGGGTCAATTGTTGCAACATCTTGTAGACCGGGCGTTGTGCTACCGCCGCTCGATTGTATTTCGTCAGAAAACGCATACGCCCTTGCATCACCCGAACCGTTAATTTGGACCAATCGCCCTGCATCGTCGAATACGTTTCGCATAGTAAAAGCTGACCCTGATTCGTCTACGTGAGTCGTTGCAAATCCAACTAATTCATTTTCGATGTCGTAGGTTAGTCGCCCTTTTTCAAGGTTGTCTTGGTCGTAGAACCTTAACCCGTATTCATTCCGAACACCCCCTGAACCATCGGAGAACTGATGCTCGAAGAAGTTCTCTGTTAGATAGCCCGCATTCGCATGATTTCCGTACACAAACGCTGTTTGCCCGTTCAAAATTCGGTTATCATTCCCTTGTGCAACTGTTCCCGAACTTGTTCCAAAATCCTTATTGAACGCCGTGTTTTTTGAGAAATTAGGTTCTAATAGATTAAGTGAGTTTTCAAGACCTGAAATATCGGACATTGCTAAGGCTGTCAAATAATTCACCGTTTCACCGTTGCTCGATAACTTGACAAAACCATTTTGAGTAAACTTGCTTTGTTTGGTAGCTATCTGAGTAAATAAGTTAGCTATCTGAGAGTCATTGTCTTGAATTTCTGTAACAAGTTCAATCCATGTATCTAGTGCTTCGGGAGCGGTATCAATGAACGTTGCCATTTTTGCATCCCAATCGGTTGCGAAATTTGCCGCAACAATAACCCCATTCCCATCCGCTTTTAGGTAATTACTCGCTACTGATTGCTGAATAGTTCCACCAACTTGTAAGGTTGCAAAACCATTATCAGTGTTGGATTTTACGCTGACATTTCCATTCCCATGCAGAGTTAACGGGTTAACCCCTTCCGCAAAAAAAGCAAACTTTGAGTTAGAAGGGGTAGTTCCTTGCGTTGACATTGCCCAAGTCTTATAGTAACTTCCAACTTCGATATAGCTATGCTTATTACTAGCGTCAGCATAGAGGGAAATATTATTACGGACGTTCAAATACGCCCCCCCACTAAGGCTTGATACTAGACCAACATTTACCTTGTTGCTATAATTAAGTTGACCGTTGCCCTCCCTTGTCCAATAATTAGCCGAAGCTATTTGCGTTCCTAAGCGAGCATCCCACAAACTATTATAATCCGTAATCCCATAACCCGCAATCGTAGTTGGATTCGTGCCACCCGTCACCCGTCCGTAAGTGTCTACCGTTACGTTCTGATAATCACCCGCCGTAACTACTCCCGTTTTTTGGTTTACGATTCCGCTGCTGTCTATTTCGAGAGTTGACCCAATTTTGATGCCACCCAATATACCCGATGTCGCTTTCGGCAATGTTAAGTAATTTTTACGCAGCAACCACGCCGACCCGTTCCAATACGTATCATCTCCCGAAGCATAAGTAACACCTGCGTAAGTTCCCGCTCCATTTACTCTATAATAATCTCCCGTATTTGGGCTTGCGGACGGGGCACCCCCGCTACCTGCATCCCATTCCCCGATATACCTTTCAGACGTTAGCGGTGATGTCCATACGCCCGACCCGTCTGCGTTACTACATTGCCACACTTTGCCTGCCGCAGCGTTATTGGTGATTCTTAGGTTCGTAGTTCGGGTAATGCCGTTTACGTCTATCCTTGTACCTGCGAGGGGAACAGTCGTTCCAAATCCAATAGTCCCGCTTGACAATACACGGATATATTCAGTCATTACGTTAGCGTTTCTAACTCTTAATAGAAATAGACCATCTGTCTTCGTTGTAGAAAATCCAATCAAATCATAAGCTGGCGTAGGGATAGCGTCAACAATTTGCCCGACAGATAGAATCGACGCAGCAGCCCCGATAAGATTGAAGTCAATGTTCCGATATATCCCTAGATTAAACCCATTGCCATATATTTGAAACTTATCCGATACGATAGGATTGGCATTAATCCCAACATTAGTGCCATTATCGAAAATTAGACTGTCCGAAAGCAAACCATCCGCACCGCTCTTTATAATTCTATTTGTTGTTAGGCTCGTGGCGTTCACCGTTGCCGCTTTCACCTTCCCAACAACATCAACACCCGTGCTTTTTGCCGTTGCTATCTCAACACCGTTACGCTTTATCCCAATATCGAAATTCCCACTTGCCGAACCTATAAAATCTTTTGAGGTTAATACGTTCGTTGCTCCACGCATCCACGCCGTTGCGTCGGTTGCAATAACG